TGCTGACGTTCGCAGCGGCCGTTACCGGAGCAACGCAAGGCGCAACGCTTCTGTCAGACGACGATCTGCCGGATGCGGTCATCGAGACGACGAAAGAATACACGACGAAACACGGATTTCCAGTCGTGTCGGCCGCCTACGGTGCACGCATTCTCAAAGATGTAGCCTATCCCGTACCGGAGGCATGGCTGGAGGGATATTCACTCAAAAACAACCACGAAATCAAGTATATCAGGCAGTAAAAGCGAAAAACAATGAACGAAGCTACCTATTCTTCTATTTTCAACGAACTCACCAAAGAGGTGCAGATTCGCATAGACACAGCTTCTGAGCTGCGTAAGCGCCTGTTCGATCAGACCGTTTACGACCAGTACCTCGATTGGGACACTCCTACAATCGGTTTCAATTTCGAGGAACTGATAGGTTCCTACAATCTGAGTGTCGCCGCCGCAACACTGGATTCTCACGGCAAGGAGCCCGTTATGGGGACCGAAGGACTGGAGACTCTGAGGGAGAAGGTCCTGACGCACCAAATGTCCTACCCCATGCCCATCGAGGAATACAGAAAGGTACTCCAGATTCTGGATTCCCGCATGGTTTCGGACCAAGTTAAAAAGCGTCAACTCGTCGACCTGATGTGGGGTAACGTGACAAAGGTCGTCAATTCCGTACAGGCGAAGCTCGACATCATTTTTCTCGGAGCCCTCTCCAATAAGGGTATTTTCACTTTCGACAAAAACAATAACCCCGAGGGTGGCGTGCGCGGGAGCATCGACTACAAAATGCCCGACGAGAATATCGCAACTGCGACGACGGAATGGAAAAACTCGAACAAAGACTCTGTCGACACGCTGGAAGATATTCAGGCCGTTCTCGACGCTGCTCAGGATAAAGTCGTATTCGACAAAATCCTGTTGTCACAAAGCCGGCTCTCTTTCATCCTGAGAAACAAGAAAATGAAGTTGGCCGTATTCGGATCAGACAAGTCGTCCTCGCCGCTGTTGCTCGCCAATCTGAACGAGTTCATGCGTTCGAACGGATTCCCGACATTCGAGGTTATCCGTCGCATGACTCGTATTCAGGATAACGGCAAGCTCGCGGAATACAAGCCGTGGAATGACAAGAATCTCGTTTTCGTGCCGGCAGGAAAACTGGGGGTCATTAAAAACGCCTATGCCGACAACGAACTGCGTGAGGAACCGGGAGTGACCTACTCAAATTACGGACGCATCCGCATTTCTCAGTGGGGCGTAGGTGAAACGCAGGGCTCGAACGGCGTAGAATTCACGAAAGCGCAATCTATTTCGCTTCCGGTGATCACGGAGATCAACGGAATTTACTCTCTGACCGTAGAATCGTGACGGTAAGTGACTACATAAGGCAGAAGTTTCAGCCTTTCGGAACTATTTCGGAGGCTGATCTTCTCGACATTCTTTCCGATGCCGGTATGGAGGCAAACGATGAACTGACGGCTGAAAACAGAAACGAAGTTTCCATCGCTATGACTCGTTTCATCCCGTCACTTTTTCTCCACCCCCAATCGGTATCGGAAAACGGTTTCTCCGTCTCGTGGGATTTCGATGCACTGAAAGATTATTATCTGTTCATGTGCAAAAAGAATGGAATCGAGCCGGATGCCGGAGCTGCGGGGATAAGCACGATAACCGATATGTCTGACCTTTGGTAATGTATTACTCACCGCACATCCTGCAAATCAGAATAGACCCGGTTATACAGTATGACGAATCGGGCAATCCTTCCGTATCTGGCACGCCGGAATGGAAGACTATAGCGAGGTGCAGGTGCGATGACAATACTACTAAAGAATTCATTTCGGAGAATGGCCACGTCTATCGCCCTAACTACCATGTGGTATACGAAGGCGAAAGAATCGAAGCCGGTGTTTACGCACGATGCCTCAATGACGACGGGTCAATCAGAGGCGAAGGACAGGTATATCAACCTTCCTCATGCAACTACTTGGGTTACTCGGAAGTATGGATGTGACCTATGACTTTTCGGATATCGACGGTATCATCAATGAATTTATCAACGAGATAATATCTCGGATGGTAGAATTCGGAGAGGAAGCTACGGCGACAGCCGTAAGTCGAGGCCGATACCAAAACATCACGGGTAATCTGAGAAGTTCCATCGGCTACATAGTCTCCTATAATGGTCGGGTGGTCCGTGAAGGCGGATTCAAGCAGGTGACCGGACGCGGAGAAAACATGCAGAAGGTGGACTTTACGACCAAACGAGGAAAGTCAGTTGTTTTCTGGGCAAAGGGCCGCTCAGGTGACGGTTCGGAAGGTAGCCAGACGGGAATGGACTTCGCGCGGG